CGTTGCCTTTTTAGGCCTGATGACAATGGGCGTTGGTGGACTAGTAACCGCGTTTGCCTTTTTAATCAGTCCAGTAGGGTTAGTTATCGCAGGCATAATCGGATTGGGTATTGCTTTCGGTGTGGCGATGGCGCGGAGTGAAGCTTTTAGAACCGTCGTCATGAACGCACTCAGCACCGTAAAAGGCATAGTGACGGACGTTGTGAACACGATAAGGCCCATACTCGAAAACATGTTTACGGCAGGAGTAGAAGGCGCAAGTGATTTTTCAGATGGTTTAGGAGGGAAACTTCTTGGGGCTTTTGAGACGATCAAGAGTGTCGTTATGGACGTTGTTGGGGTTGTCAGTCAGTTCGTATCGAGTATCGTTGAAGGGTTTAAAAGCGCAGGCGGAGAAGCTTCCACGCTATCAACGTTGTTCCTGGCATTTAATCCAGTATTAAAAATAGCCTTTATGGTCCTTACTCAGTTTGGGCCACAAATAGCAGCAGGGTTTAGCGAGATAGCAGCAATGGCCGTACCGATTCTCCTGTTACTTGGTGAGACACTTGGCCAACTAGCAGCTGCTATCATACCAATGGTCATGAACGTGGTAGCAACCTTAATACCAATTATCATTATGTTAGGCACAACGATCATGGAAATTGTCATGTCCGTGCTTCCGATTTTATTAAATTTATTCCAGCAGATCGTACCTGTCGTGATGAGTTTAGTCACTACGGTGATCGGTTTAGTATCTCAATTACTACCACTCGTAGCAGTCATCATTAGCTCACTAGTACCTGTATTAATGATGATGGTAGACGTGATTTTGAATATTGTTCAAGCTGTTGCGCCAGCGCTAATTGCAATTATTGGAGCTGTTATTGCGATTTTTCAGGCAATCATTCCGGTCGTAGTCATGATCCTTTCGACTGTGATTAATGTGATGGCTAATATTATCGCTGCGATCATGCCGATTATTGCGTTTGTCGCTGGGATTATTACAAGTATCATTGCGATCATTGCACCAATTGTGACATTTATTGCAGGTGTTATCGCCTCGATTTTCAAAGTCATAACACCGATCATCATGTTTGTGACTGGGGTTTTTAACACTGTGTTCAGCGTTATCTCAGGAATATGGCAGAACATTATGCAATTTATTAGTTCAGTCATTTCTAGTATTAGCAACACCATCTCTTCATTGAGCGGTGTCGTGTCCGGCGTCTTTAACGGGATATGGGCGACAGCGTCATCAATCATGGATAGAGTAGGATCAAAAATACAAGGCGTTTTTACAAACATCACTACGGCTTGGACAGGTTTAAAAACCTTTGTATCTAGCATTTTTTCAGGGATTGGTGATAACGTGAAAGATTTGGTCAGTCAGGTAAAAGGCTTTGTGAACATAGTTATTAGCAGCATCAACAGTGCTGTTGGTTTGATCAATAAAATTCCAGGCGTGAGCATCAGTAAAATCCCGATGCTCGCTCGAGGTACTGATGATTTCGAAGGCGGTTTTGCCCGAATCAACGAGGGTGGCCGAGGCGAACTAGTTAATATGCCTGGAGGTAGCCAAGTCATTCCCCATGACGTCTCCATGAGATATGCGCGTGAAGCAGGTAAAGCAACTAGTGATCAATCCGGCGGACAAGGAAGTCAAAGCGACGGGGGTGTTATGGAGGCTTTAAAAGGAGTAGGTCCTGTAACGCTAGAAATACCGATCAACGGAAGAACCCTAGCAAAAGAAACATGGGAAGATATGTGGGAGTTTATACAAAGGGACAAAGATACGATAGGAAGATTTAGGAGTTGATAGCATGTCAACCATTACATTTAATAGCATCACCAAACCCTACCTCTCAACACTGAGAGGAGGGGAATCCCCTTCGTGGGCACCAATAGAAAGGGAAATTATAAGGGTCCCTGCTCTCCCAGGAGGGTATTTAAGCCGAACACAAATAAAAGAAAGAGTACTAAGAGTGCCGGTCCTAGTTGAATCAAGCAGTTTCGAAAACTTTGAATCTATGGAAGAAGATCTGGCCGGATGGTTATACACAGATAAAGAATCCGAACTGATATTTAGCGAAGATCCAGAAAGAGTGTATTTCGCCATGATTGACGAGTCATTAAATCTTGAGCAAATCATAAAACGAGGCGTTGGTGTAATCACATTTGTCTGCCTAGACCCTTTCAAATACGGTCCTGAAAAACCAGCCTCTTTCCCGTCCGATGCAGTGACACTGACAAACGAAGGAACTGCTGAAGCAGATCCAATCTTTGAAATGACAGTCCTGGAACCTGTGACGTTTGCCATGATCCAAAATCAAGACGGAGAATATCAAATGATTGGTCGCCCTGCTGCAGTGGACGAATCAACGTTTGAAAAAGAGACACTCATCATGCATCAAACCATGAGCACATTGACCGGATGGGCACAAGGGACGTTTGTTGATAACGGTTATATTGCAGGCGAAATGGCGACGGATGGCGGAGCGTTTATTGCTAGCGCCTACGGTAATGAATTATCTCCGAGAGCATGGCAAGGCCCTTCGAGAAAAACAAGTTTAAGTGAGACATTACAAGATTTTCAAGCTGATATTTTAGTTGAACAATTGAACACCCTCGGTCAGACAGGTATGATTGAAATTTACTTTTTAGATGCGTCGAATAACACCGTTGCTAAAATTGGAATAGAGGATATTTGGCAGAGCAGATCCAAAATACAAGGCAAGTTTCAGCTAGGCAATTTGGATAATCGTGAATCTATTTATGTCGAACCTCACCAATGGGACAATGGATGGAACGACTTTAACGGCATTATCCGTGTGGTGCGTGAAGGGAATCTGTGGCGTCCGTATTGGGCAAAGATTGAAGCTGACGGTACTCATGTATGGAGAGCGAATAATCACAAATATGTCGATGTGGAAGGAAACTACAGTGCTCCAATTGCACAAGTGCAAGTCTCTATCCGTAAATGGCCATTAACGGACAACATCACGCAAAAGGTAAAAGATATCAAAGTTTATAAAATAAATGATCCTGCTGATGATCAAATCCCTTATGTCGCCTATGAAGATGACGTGATTACATTTGATCATAAAAATGATGAAATACTGGTCAACGGAGAAAGCCGAACGGATCTCAAAGCATTTGGTGGACAGTATTTTAAACTAGCAAAAGGGATCAATCAATTAGTCGTACAGCCTAGCGATAGTTTTGAGACTAGTGTTAGGTATCGAGATCGGTATAGATAAAAAAGGAGGCGTTAGTGATGAGTGATTTAGAAAAGAGAATTTCGATATTAGAGAATGCTAATGACATTCTTAACGCAAAGGTTAACGAATTAACGGCTGATGTGAGTGTTTTAGAGGGTAAATTAGATTATTCAGAATCAAAGGTTGATGGATTAGATTTGAAGGTTGGCGCATCAATGTATCTTAAAGGTCTAATTTTCATGCTAACAAACAGAGTTGAAAAATTAGAAGAAAAAATAGATGCGCTCGATAAAGAAAAACGAGACGCATCTAAAAAAGAATTCAATGAAGCTAAAAGATTTTTCGAAAGCGAATTAAAGAAACTGGATGAGCTTATTTAAAACTGTCTCTTGTTCTCTTATCTCTTTTTTGGCGTTTGGTGATTTCCTCAGCAAAATCTTTTGAAAGAATGCGCCTTTCAAACTTGCTGAACAATTCAGTTAGAGCAGATTCTAACTTTTCATCTTCAATATTATGACTTTTTAGCGTTTGACTGATATCTTCTTTAAAACTACGAAGTAGCATATGTATCACCTCCTATCTACATAAGATAGGAACATTTTACCATAGAAAGGAGGGATCCCATGTCAATGATACACATCACAGACGGTCAAACGGATCAAATATTGGACGACATCACAGCTAAAAATATCTTGTCGAACAATCACCATAAATCACTAAAAGATAAGCTAGAAACGTTTGACTTTGAGACGTTTTCTGATAAACGATTTTCTGAACATCTTGGAAAAATGAATCGTTTGATCATCCCGGATGAGGATGGGAAATACATCGAATTTGTTATAAATGAAGCAGTTAGAAACATGGATAGGCAAATAGAGGTTTACACGTCAGCGAGTTATCTGATGCTAAAAAAGGCAAAAGTTATAAATCCACAAACGTTAGAATCACAAACGACAGCTACCGTGACCGCCTTTGCATTGAATGGTACAGAGTGGCGACCGGGT